CCGGGGTCGCGACTTCATCGAACTCACGGTCATCCGGACGCTCCGGACCTACTTCGGCAAGTTCAACCTCACGACCCAGACGATCCAGGCGATCGTCAACACGGTCGACAACGTGCTGTCGATCGCCGAGGGGAAGCAAGAGATCCTCGGCTACCGGTGCCGGTTCGACCCCGAGGAGAACAACGCCGACGACCTCCGGACCGGGCACATCTACATCGACGCCCGCTTCGAGGAAGCCCCGGTGTTCCGGAAGGCGACCGTCCTGTCGCGCCCGTATCGCCCGGCGCTCGACGCCACGATCGAGAGCCTGCTGGCGAGCGCCACGCTCGTCTGACCCGACCCGCTCGGGCGCGCTCCGCGCGCGCCCGTCCCCATGAGGCTCCCGGAGGGCTGATCTGATGTCCGACATTCTCATGATGGAAGCCGCCAACATCTTCATCGGCGACCACGATCCCGAAAAGTCCAAGCACCTGAAGGTCCAGAACCTCCAGCTTCCGACGCTCGAATACGAGACCGTCGACCACATGCCGGGCGGCGGCGTGATGGGGGTCGGGCTCTCGATGAATGTCCTCAAGAAGCTGGAGGCGACCTTCAAGCTCGTCGGCTTCGACGAGGAGGCGTTCCGCGCCGCCGGGATCGGTGCCAACCGGGTCGAGATCTTCACCGCTCGAGGCGCGCTCCGGCGCAAGTCCGATGGACGGATCTTCGCCTGCACGGCCATCCTGCGCGGCTCGATGGGCAAGCTCGCGCCCGACCAGTTCGAGCGCACGCAGGCGCTCGGGCACGATCACTCGATCGTCGACCTGACGCGGTATCAACTCACGATCGGGACGAAGGTCTGGTTCGACGTCGACTACTGGTCGTCGAAGCGGATCCGGTTCGATGTCGACGAGTTCGCCGAGACCCGGCGCGCTCTGGGGCTGGTGTGATGGCGCGCCGCCGCGAGGCCGAGCCGGTTCGGCCCGTCTACGTCCAGGGGATGCGGACGACCGTCCCCCTGGCGTATCCCTTCCGGCTGGGCGCGCGCCGCGTGGCGCGCGTCTCGCTGGTACCGCCCACGCTCGGGGACCTGGAGGTCATCCGGGCGTCCGAGATCGTGAACGCCGCCATGCTGCTTTCGATCATGTCGGGCGAGACCGAGGACGTGATCCGGGCCTGCCGCTGGCCCGACGTGGACGTCCTTCTGCGCGCCGCCCTGGACCTTCTGCCGCCCGACATCGCGGCGCTCGTGAGCGACGACGGAGCCGCGCCCGCCGTTCATGTGAGCGAGCCCGCGCTGCAGCCGGAACCCATCCTGGACGATCCCGGTGGCCCGGAGGCATTCCGGGACTTCATGATCGACCCCGCGGAGATGTCGCTCGATGGGTAGTGTGACCTCGACGCTCACGATGCGGATGGTGGACGGCGTCTCGGCGCCGGCCGCCAAGGCCCGCGGGGCGCTGAACGCCGTGAACGCCAGCGCGTCCCGGCTGGCCGCTCAGTCCGGACGGGGCGGCGTGGCGGCGCTCCTCGCGGGCGGGGGCGGCATGATGCTGACCGCCGCGGGCACTTACGTGACCGCGACGGCCGGCCGCGAGGCCTGGGACAGGTATGCGAGCTTCGACCGCCGGATGACCCGGATCCGGCAGACCGCCGACGCGACGCGCGCCGAGAGCGCGGCCGCGTCGCGCAGCATCAGGGCCCTCGCGGATGAGGTCGGTCTCGGCGTCGGCGAGGTCACGAGCGGGCTGGAGGACCTGGTTGCAGCCGGACGATCGCTCCCCGACGCGATGGCCTTTCTGCCCGCGGTGGCCCGTACCGCCCAGGCCTCGGGGGCAGAGGTGGCGGACATCGCCAAGACGGCCGACGCGATCGGGACGTCGATGAAGATCGCGGGCGACCAGATGGAGCGCGCGTTCGACGTCTTGGTCCAGCAGGGCAAGGCGGGCAAGTTCGAGTTGCGCGACATGGCGCGCTATCTGCCGAGCCTCGCGCCCGCTGCCGCAGCGGTGGGGCTCCGGGGTGTCGAGGGCCTGAACAAGCTCGCGGCCGTGCTGCAGACCATCAGGGCGCAGACCGGGTCGGCCGAGGAGGCGGCGGCATCGGCGCAGAACATCTTCGCCAAGATGGAGAGCGAGGAGACCGCCAAGAAGTTCGCGAAGTTTGGCGTCGACCTCCGGAAGGAGATGGCGAAGGCCCGAAAGGAGGGTCGCGACCTGCTGGAGACCTTCCTTGATATCTCCGATCGCGCGCTCAAGGGCGACATGTCGAAGCTCCCGCAGTTGTTCAGCGACATGGAGTTCGCGCGCGGCATGCGCGCGCTCTTGGGCAACCGCGACGCCTTGCGGGCCTTCATCGCCGAGATCGCGAAGGCCGGCGGCGCGGTCCGGCGCGACCTCGTGGCTCCGGCGAGCGACGCCGCATCGGCAACGCAGCGGCTCTCGAACGCCTGGGATGGGGCGATGCGGTCCCTGGCGGGCGCGGCCGACGCCGCGGGCGCGGTGACGGCCTTGAAGGCGATCAGCGAGGCCGCGGATGGTGCTGCTCGGGACTTCGAGAAGCTCGGCCAGATCATGCGGGCCGTGCGGGAGTTGCGGTTCGGCGACGCCGGACAGGGGGTCGCGGAGTTCCTGGGCGGCGTCACGGACGAGACCCGGCGCGAGCAGGCCCGCGGCGAGGCCATGCGGATCGGGGCCGGGCTCGAAGCCGAGGCCGAGCGGACCCGGAAGGCCCTGGCGGAGCGCGAGAGGCTCGACAAGGTGATGTCCCGCTACCCCAAGGGGACGGTGCCGCCGGTCATCCAGGCGCAGTCCGAGGCGGTCGATCGCGCGCTCGCGGATGCGCGTGCGCGCGCCCAGCAGGTCGCTCGGGAACTCGGGCCTGCCCTCACGGACGCGGTCGTGCGGTCGTTGCCGGCACTCCCGACCCTCGAAGGCGCGCCGGCACTCCCGACCTCCGACGCCACTCGGAGGCCGCTCGGACCCGGCGAGCTTCCGGTCCCGACCCCCAAGCCCCCGAAGATCACGCTCCCGCCCGTCCAGGACCCGACCGCCGAGCTGCCCGCGATGATCCGATCGAGCGGCGAGGCCGCCGTCCAGGAGGCCGAACTCGTGGCTGCAAGGATCAAACAGGCGCTCGACATCAACCCCGTGATCCGCCCGCGGGTCGACATGCCGTCCATGAGCTACTCGGTCGGCCAGCGGGTCTCCGACAGCGTCAACGGCGGTCTGTCGGATAACGGAGCGCGCCGCTGATGCTGATGTCCGTCGGGCCCTTGGTCTTCGATCTGGTGACCAACATCGACCGCTATGAGATCGACAGCGAGGAGGACTTCGCCCGCAAGGACGTCGTGGGGGCGCGCAAGCCCTACGAGCACGTCGGCGAGGGGGACGAGCGGCTGCGGCTGTCCGGCAAGCTGTTCCCCGAGAAGTTCGGTGGCGGGGGCTCGGTCGATGCCCTGATGGCGATCAAGCGCACCGGCACTCCCCAGATGGTCGTCCGGGGTGACGGAAAGGTCTTGGGCTATCACGTGGTCCGGCGCGTCCGGGCGGACAACGAATACCTCTCGCCGTCCGGCGCGCCCCGGATGATCTCGATCGAGGTCGAGTTGGAGCGGTGCGATGCGCCGTCCGCCCAGGGGGCGTTCGGCTCCCTCATGAGCCTGTTCGGGTGATCTTATGGCCACGATCAACATCACGACCCGCGCACGCGGGATCACGGTGGAGCGCGTCGTCTTCAAGGCCCTTGGGGCTTATGTCCCGGGCGCGGTCGAGCGCACCCTGGACCGCCAGTACGGCCTGTCGGCGCTGACCGACCATCTGCCGCCCGGCACGACCGTCCGGGTCCAGATCCCCACCGAGGACGAGAAGGCGGCGGCGATCGAGCCGATCCGGCTGGTGGACTGATGGCGACCCCGTGGAGCCGGACGATCTTCCGGGTGAGCTTTGGGGGCAACGACGTCTCGGACCGCCTGCGGCCGTTCCTGATCTCCCTCGAGGTCCATGACATGGCCGGGAGCGTGAGCGACACCGCCCGGATCGTCGTGGCCGACACGGGCGGGCGGTTCGCCCTCCCGCAGAAGGGCGACCCGGTCTCGATCGCGCTCGGCACCCTGGGGCGCGGTGTGGTGCCGCGCTTCGAGGGGACGGTCGACAGTGTGCGGTCGCGTCTCGATCGCGGGGGGGGCCTGACGCTGGAGATCGCCGCGAAGGGCCTGGACACCACGTCGCCGGCGAAGCAGCCGAACCAGAAGCACGCTGACGACAAGACCCTCGGGGATGTCGCGGGCGAGTTCGGGAAGTCCGGGGGCCTCCCGGGCGGGATCGAGGTCCATTCGTCGCTCGCGTCGATCCGCCGGCCCTACTGGTCGATGGACGATGAGAGCGTGATCGCCTGGGGGCAGCGGGTCGCGGCCGAGGTGGGTGCGACCTTCAAGGTCGTCGGCCAGAAGGGCGTGATGGTGCCGCGCTCGTCCGGCCTGTCGGCGTCGGGCAAGTCCCTCGTGGCGATCACGGTCCAGCGAGGCGCTAACCTGATCTCGGCCGACATCGCGCCCCAGATCGCCCGTCCGGAGTACCAGCGGGTCCGCGCCCGCTGGTACGACACCGCCGAGGCGCGCTGGAAGGAGAAGGAGGTCGAGGTCGAGGGCTCGGGCGGGAGCAGCGGTGGCGGGTCGTCCGCGCGCCAGTCCCTCCGGTTCACCCGGCCCGACGAGGACGAGGCCGACCGGGTCGCGGGCGCGGAGGGCAAGGACAGCGAGCGCGAGAAGGGCGGGGGGCGCGTCGATATCGACGGCGAGCCGATGGCGCTCGCGGAGTGCCCGGTCGTGGTC